GGCTCAACGACATTTCAGCTTCAGCAATTGCAAGTTGGCAAAGATGCTTTCTTGACGCTGCTTAAAGATGAATTGGCCAAACCCCAAGACATTAATTAAGGCTTGTAATGGATACCCAGCAGATATTTAATATTATCATTGGCCTTGTAGCTTTTTTAGGCGGCTGGGTACTCAATACTCTTACTAAATCAATTGATAGGCTCGATGTTGAATCTCGTAATTTGCCAATATACTATGTCGCAAAATCCGATTACCACCGCGACGTAGACGAAATCAAACGAATATGTAAACAAATTTTTGATAAGCTAGACGACAAAGCTGATAAAAAAGGGGGCTAATATGGATTGGTTACAAATGATAGCGCCCACATTGGCTACGGCTATTGCGGGGCCGTTCGGAACTATGGCTTACGGAATTGCCGCTAAAGTCATGGGTATATCCGCTGAGGATGCGCAGAAGACTATCGAGACTGGAAAACTATCAGCGGAGCAAATTGCGTCAGTGCAATTGGCCGAAGTAGAAATTAAAGCCAAAGCGCAGGAACTGAATTTAGATTTTGCCAAGCTATCTAATGACGACCGCAAATCCGCACGGGATATGCAATCAGTCACAAAATCAATAATTCCGTCTATCCTTGCTCTCGTGGTAACCCTCGGGTTCTTCGGCATATTGTCTGGTTTAATGTTTGGTTACTTTAAAACTTCCGATGCGCTGATGCTGATGTTGGGCTCTCTCGGAACGGCTTGGACAGGCATCATTGCTTTTTACTTTGGCTCATCGGCAGGTTCGCAAGCCAAAGACGAATTACTGCATAAATCAATGCCTACACCATGAACCTCTCAGAACACTTCACCCTTGAAGAACTTACAGTCACAAGCCACCGAGAGTTCGACAATACCCCCAATGGCGATGAAATCGCTAACTTGACACGACTGGCTATCTTTCTGGAACGAGTCAAGGCCAAGTTGGGCATGAAGCCGGTGATGATTAACTCGGGCTTTCGGTCTAAACAGGTGAACGATTCAGTGGGTTCTAAAGATACCAGTCAGCACCGGCTTGGTTGTGCGGCTGACCTTCGCGTTCCCGGGATGACGCCCAGAGAAGTCGTTCAGACTCTCATTGATTCGGGTTTACCCTATGATCAAATTATCTTAGAGTTTAATTCTTGGACACACATCAGTGTCCCAAACACCCCCGGATTATTTGCCCGTCGCCAAGCGCTTATCATTGACAAAGCTGGCACTCGACCGTTCGCTTGATTCGTGGGAAAATGCGCGTAACCAAAAGGTATCCGAATGGCAACGCCTTCATTTGTTCTAACTTACGACTCGCTAATTCAAACCGTACTCCAATATTTGGAGCGCACAGATCCGGCTGTCGTCGCGTTTATCCCAACGGCCATCACAATGGCCGAATTTGAAATCGCGCAGAACATCAAAACCCTTGGTCAAATGGAAGTGGCCGACTCGGCCATGAGCATTGGCAACGCAGTCATCGCAAAACCCGCTCGCTGGCGCAAAACGGTATCAATGACCGTGGTAACTGCAAACGGTAAGCAGCCAGTGTTTCTACGCAAGTTGGAGTATCTGAACAGCTATTGGCCCAACATTAACGCAACGGGAACACCGCTGTTTTATGCGGATTACGATGCAGATCATTGGTTTGTCGCCCCCACACCGGACACCGCATACGCTTTTGAGGCTTTGTGCTACACCCGGTTGCAGCCACTCGATTCAGCCAATCAGACAAATTGGCTAACGCAGAATGCTCCAAACGCTATGCTATTCGGAACGCTTAAACAAACTGCGCCTTTCCTAAAAGATGATGCTCGCCTACCTACTTGGTCAGGACTATTCGATGCGGCACTCGCGGCCCTTAAAACTGAAGACCAACTACGCATCGGCGACCGTCAAGCTGTTGCACAGGACTCTTAAAAATGACGTCATACTATTCTCCGTTCACCGGTCAAACTATCTCCCCGGCGTCTATAAGCTACGAGGCGTTGACGATCAGCGCGAACACGCTACTATCGTGGCCCATCAACGGTAACCCGCTATCCAGCACTCCCGTCAGTAGCATCGTGGACGTAACGGCTACGGTAGGCGGCTTGCTGCTTGAGATGCCGCCGGCCACTCAAGTATCGACAGGCCAGTCCGTTCTGGTTCGTAATATCGGCTCATTACCGTTTACTGTTACCAATAATTCCGGCGGCACAATCGTAACGGTTCCGTCGGGTATTTCTGAGTTTATCTTCTTGACGGACAACACGACCGTAAATGGTACGTGGGCCTCAGTTGTGTTTGGCGCGGGTACGTCGTCAGCTAACTCATCGGCATTGGCAGGATACGGTTTGCAAGCCGATGGGTTAACGCTTGAACAAGCTGAGCCTTTGGTGAGTTACTTCTCAAATGCCACCTTTACCGCAACAACTCGGGCGCAATTTGCGGTATGGCAAGGTGGCGTGGGTTCATTTACCTTACCCTCCGCATCGGTGGTTGGGAATAACTGGTTTGTGCGAATCCGCAATAACGGCACTGGTATTTTGACCATAACGCCTTCTGGCACGGATACTATCGACGGTAATGTCAATCAGCAACTTCAGTTAACCGAATCGTTGGTTATTGTCTCAAACGGTATCGGCGGTTTTAACACGTATGCCTATGGGCAAGCTACGCAGTTCTTTTTTACCCAGCTAGCCTTGAGCGTTACCGGGGGTACGCTTACTTTGTCGGCTTCGCAAGCCTCTAATTTGATTCAAGAATACGCGGGTAATTTGACAAGCAGCCAGATTATTGTTGTCCCTCCTACGGTTCAGCTCTACACCATTACAAATAACACCACGGGATCGTTCACGCTAACCGTCAAGACCACGGCGGTAGGCGGGGCCACGGCGGTAATTTCGCAGGGGACATCGTTAGTTTTGATTTGCGACGGCACTAACGTGTATAACGCCGCGTCCGGTTCTTCCAGTAGTGTCGCGTCTCTTACGGTAGGTAACGGAACTTTGATGGTTCCGTCGATAAAATTTGCGGGAGACTTGAACACGGGCGTGTACCTTCCGAGCACGAGCAACCTTGGCGTAGTGGTTGCAAATACATTGGTAGCTGATTTCTCTGTCTCGGGTGTAAGTACACCCGGCACGCTGACCGCGATCAGCGGTATCGGCGGGGGTGCGTTCTAATGACGCAAAAAGTCATATCCCTGCGAGTCCCGCCGGGGATCCAGCGAGACGGTACACAATTTGATTCAATCATCTTTGTAGATGGCGAATGGATGCGCTTTCAACGTGGCAGGCCGCGAAAGATGGGGGGATACAAAGGCATATTTTTAAACGCCACTGGTATCTCTCGCGGTATGGCTATGACCTCATCAGGCGGGTTTAATTACGTCGTATCGGGCTACAACAATAACCTTGAGCAGTGGATCACCGACATCGATAATGGCACGGGCTCGGGGCCGTATGAGTACACGCTGAGCGACTTTACGCCAAGCAACGACAATGTTTGGCAGTTCGATGTTGCCTACGACTCTACGGGCAGCAATACCAATAACTTGGTGGCTCACCCGGGTCGTAACTTAACTTACATCACGAACAATATTAATACTCCCGTTCTGCGCGGCGTGTTCCCGGGAAACTACGGCAGTTTAACGATGTCCAAGGTAGGTGTGTTTACCGCTGCGGGTACAACGAACAGCACAACTACCTTTACCTTGTCTGCTGCCAATGTGCGCGTCGGAGCGGGTCAGACCATCGTGGGCACGGGGATTCCCGCAGGGGCTACTGTTGTGTCCGTTACGGGGTTGGCGGTAGTGATGTCCGTGCCAGCGACGGCGACGGGTAGCATCACGGCGACCTTTGATAACAACATCGCCGTATCTGGCGGGTGCGTGGTACTGCACCCTTACCTGTTTGTGTACGGCAACAATGGCCTAATCCAAAACTCCAGCGCAGGCGATTTTGCCAATTGGGTATCACCAGACTCTAACGCCAACAACGTAGCCACTGGAAAGATTTTGAAGGGTCTACCCATCAGGGGCGGCTCTACATCGCCATCAGGGCTGTTCTGGGCGGCTGACGCGCTCATTCGAGTGAGTTTTTCTCCTTCCACTTCGGGGGGTGTGAGCTACTACTGGACGTATGATTTGGTGAGCAGCCAAACCTCCGTCATGTCGTCGAGCGGGATCATTGAGTACGATGGAATATTTTATTGGGCGGGCGTCGATAGGTTCTTGTCGTACAACGGCGTAGTTCAGGAAATCCCAAACACTGTCAACCAGAATTACTTTTTTGACAATTTGAATCTTGCGCAGCGTCAAAAGGTTTGGGCTACCAAAGTCCCGCGTTATGGCGAGATTTGGTGGTTCTATCCGAAAGGCGACGCTACGGAATGCACCGACGCCATCATCTATAACGTGCGAGAGCAGTCGTGGTATGACGCAGGCCAAGCGGTCGGTGCGCGTCGGTCGGCGGGCGTGTTCTCTGAAATT